AGATGGAGAATTAATAGATATAGGTATTGTAGAACATTGGCAAAACGAAGCTGATGGTTTAAAGGGAGATCACGATGCATTAAATGAATTTTATCGTCAATTCCCTAAAACTACTGAACACGCGTTCAGAGACGAAGCAAAAGGGAGTATATTTAACCTAGTTAAGATATACGAACAAATAGACTATAACGAAGAAATGTCTAGAACCCTTGGAATCACTAAAGGTAATTTTCAATGGGTGAATGGTGTAAAAGATACGCAAGTTATATTCTATCCAGATCAGAACGGTAGATTTAAAGTCAGTTGGGTTCCAAAGACTGAGTTACAAAATAGAGTAATATTAAAAAATGGTGTACGATACCCTGGTAATGAGCATGTTGGTGCTTTTGGGTGTGATAGTTACGATATTTCTGGCACGGTTGATGGTGAGGGATCAAAAGGAGCGCTTCATGGATTAACAAGGTTTTCAATGGAAGATGTTCCAGCAAACAGCTTCTTTTTAGAATATTTGTCAAGACCACCAACAGCAGAAATATTCTTTGAAGATGTTTTAATGGCAATAGTTTTTTATGGTATGCCAATACTCTGTGAGAATAATAAACCTAGATTGCTCTACTATTTAAGAAGAAGAGGTTATAGAGGGTTTAGTATGAACAGGCCGGATAAAGTATGGAACAAGTTGTCTGTAGCAGAAAAAGAAGTTGGAGGAATTCCTAACTCTAGTGAAGATATAAAACAAGCACATGCCGCTGCGATCGAGATGTATATTCAAGATCACGTAGGCATGCAACAAGATGGAACATTTGGAGATTTATATTTTAATGCTCTACTAAATGATTGGACTAGATTTGATATAACTAAACGTACAAAGTTTGATGCAACAATAAGTTCAGGTTTAGCAATCATGGCAAATAATAGGCACTTATATGCTCCAAATGCAAAAATTGAAAAACCGAAACTAAATATAAATATTGCTAAGTATTCAAATAAAGGTAATATGTCTAAAATAATTAAAGAATAAGTATGGCTAAGTCAATTATAAATAAATATTTCCCAAGTCAAGTTGTTAGTGATCAAGAAAAACTTAGTTATGATTACGGGTTAAAAGTTGCAAAAGCAATTGAAAGTGAATGGTTTAGTAATGATAGAAATCGATATAAAGTTAGTAATAATAACTTTCATAACCTAAGATTGTATGCTAGAGGCGAACAATCAATTCAAAAGTACAAGGATGAGTTATCAATAAATGGTGATTTGTCCTATCTTAATTTAGATTGGAAACCAATTCCAATTATTTCTAAATTTGTTGATATAGTTGTTAATGGAATGGCAGATAGAATGTATGATATAAAAGCATACTCTCAAGATCCACACGGTGTTGGAAAACGAACCGACTACATGGAATCCATATTGACTGATATGAGATCTAGAAAGTTTAATGATTATGCTCAAACTGCTTTTAAAGTAAATTTATATAGTAATAATCCTCAACAACTACCTATTACAGAGCAAGAGCTTCAACTTCACATGCAACTTAATTATAAGCAAGCTGTGGAACTTTCAGAGGAACAGGCGTTAAATGTGTTATTGGAAGGTAATAATTATGATTTAATAAAGAAAAGATTTTATTATGATTTAACTGTTTTAGGTATTGGTGCTGTAAAAACTAATTTTAATACCTCTGAAGGCGTAACAATAGATTATGTTGATCCAGCTAATTTAGTTTACTCTTATACTGATTCTCCTTATTTTGAGGATGTTTATTATATTGGCGAAGTAAAATCTATTCCTATTAATGAATTAGTAAAGCAATTTCCGCATTTAGAACATGATGATTTAGAGGAAATAATTCAACAATCTGGTGGACCTCGTAATTCCAACAATAGCAATATTGATGATGATGATAATAACAAAGTTCAAATTTTATATTTTAATTATAAAACTTATATGAACGAGGTTTATAAAATAAAAGAAACTGGAACTGGTGCTGAAAAAATCTTATCTAAAGAAGATACATATAATCCGCCAACAGATAAATCTGGAAAATATGGAAAACTACTAAGATCTATAGAATGTCTTTATGATGGTGCAATGATTCTTGGTACGGACAAATTGCTTAAATGGGAAGTAGCTAAAAACATGATGCGCCCTAAAAGTGATTTTACTAAAGTTAAAATGAATTACTCTATTGTTGCTCCTAGAATGTACAATGGTAAAATTGATTCGTTAGTAAAACGTATTACAGGATTTGCAGATATAATTCAATTAACTCATTTGAAATTACAACAAGTAATGGCGAGAATGACGCCCGATGGAGTTTATCTAGATGCAGATGGCTTAGCTGAAATAGATTTAGGCAATGGAACTAACTATAATCCGCAAGAAGCGTTAAACATGTTTTTTCAAACTGGTAGTGTTATAGGTAGATCTTATACCCAAGACGGAGATATGAATGCTGGTAAAGTGCCTATTCAAGAGTTACAATCTGGAAGTGGTGGACAAAAATTACAAAGTTTAATTGGTACTTACAATTATTATTTACAAATGATAAGAGATGTCACTGGATTAAACGAAGCTAGAGATGCGAGCACCCCAGATAAAGATGCTTTAGTAGGCGTTCAAAAATTAGCTGCGGCAAATTCTAATACAGCAACTAGACATATATTACAATCTGGATTATTTTTAACCACAGAAGTTGCTGAGGCGTTATCACTTCGAATATCAGATATTATAGAATATTCCCCAACAAAAAACGCGTTTATTCAAGCTATTGGTGCTCATAACGTAGCAACATTAGAAGAAATGAAAAATCTTCATTTATATGATTTTGGAATATTTTTAGAATTAATGCCAGATGAAGAAGAAAAAGAAAAACTTGAAAACAATATTCAAATGGCAATCCAACAACAAAGTATAGATTTAGAAGATGCTATTGATGTTAGAGAAATTAAAAGTATTAAATTAGCTAATCAACTTTTAAAATTAAGAAGAAAACAAAAGATTGAACGAGATCAAAAAATGCAACAAGAAAACATGCAAATGCAGGCTCAAGCTAATATGCAAACTCAGCAAGCGGCAGCAGAGATGGAAATGGAGAAAAATAAAGTTATGTTAAATAACCAAACTCAATTAGAAGAAGCTAAAGCTGGATTCAAATCTCGGGAAATGGAATTAGAAGTTATGCATAAAAAACAATTAATGGCATTAGAGTTTCAATATAACATGCAATTGAAGGGAGTAGAAGCTGACGGTACAAAACAAAAAGAAAAAGAAAAAGAAGATCGTAAAGATGAAAGAACTAGAATTCAAGCGTCTCAACAAAGTGAACTTATAGATCAGAGAAATAATCAAAAACCACCTAAAAACTTTGAATCTGCAGGTAATGATACATTAGGGGGTTTTGATTTAGGAGCGTTTGATCCTAGATAAACAATTTATTAATTATTATTATATTATATTATGGCAAAAAAGAAAAAAGAAGAGATAGTAGAACAGGCTGCTGAGCAACCAGAAGTAGACGATACAGTCGAAAAAATTAAAGTAAAGAAAAAACCAACAATGAAAAAGATTAGTCAAGACGACGAACCTATCAAAGTTGATTTAAGTAAACCTCCTAAAACAGAGGAAAATGAACAGCCAGTTGATAACACAGAAATCGAGGAAGTTCAAGAAAAGGTTGTTGAAGAAACGACTGATAAAAAAGAGGTTGTTGAACAACCTACAGAAGAAAACACTAAACAACCTGTTTTAGAAGAAATTACAGAAGAAGAAGCAGCTGAAGAATTAGAAGAGCAAGTTCAAGAAGCTGTCGCTGAAGCTGAAGCCACTGGAAAACCAATCCCTGAAAATATCCAAAAACTAATGGATTTCATGGAGGATACCGGTGGAGATTTAAATGATTATGTAAAACTTAATCAAGATTATAGTGAATTAGAAAATCAAGATTTACTATATGAGTATTATAAGCAAACTAAACCTCATTTAAATAACGAAGAAATTAACTTCCTTATGGAAGATCAATTCTCTTTCGATGAAGATACAGACGAAGAAAGAGATATTAAAAGAAAAAAATTAGCGTTAAAAGAGCAAGTTGCCAACGCTAAAACTCACTTGGAAGAGAACAAATCCAAATACTATGAAGACATCAAGGCTGGGTCAAAGTTGACCCAAGAACAACAAAAAGCTGTAGATTTCTTTAATAGATACAACAAGGAAACAGAAGAAAGTACAAAAGCAACAAAGCATTCGAGAGACATTTTTACGAAAAAAACTAACGAAGTTTTTAGCGATAAATTCAAAGGTTTTGAATATAACGTTGGAGATAAAAAATTTAGATTTAATGTAAAAAATGCTAATGAAGTAAAAGATATCCAAAGCGACATAAATAACACAGTCAAAAAGTTTTTGAATGATAATAATGAAATTGAAGACGCTACAGGTTATCATAAATCTATTTTTAGTGGAATGAATGCTGATGCTATTGCTAATCACTTTTATGAACAAGGCAAAGCTGATGCTTTAAAAGACAGTATTGCTAAAGCCAAAAACGTTGATATGAATCCAAGACAAGCTCATGGTGAAGTTGAAGCGGGTGGTATCAAAGTAAAAGTATTAGGTGATAGTTCTTCTGATTTTAAGTTTAAAATTAAACAAAAATAACAATTTAAAATTTTACAATTATGGCAATTACAGCAGGTAATTTACTGAACAGTGTCGCAGCTCCAATGAAAATGACACTTTCAAATAATTATCTCGATTTTACGTCTGGTTCAAACGACTGGGCACAACAATACCTGCCTGAATTGATGGAAAAAGAAGCTGAAGTGTTTGGTAATAGAACAATTAGTGGATTTTTATCTCAAGTCGGTGCAGAAGAATCTATGACTTCCGACCAAGTGGTTTGGTCAGAACAAGGTAGATTACATATATCATTAAGAGGTACAACAACTGTAGCTACAAATACTTTTACAGTTACTGATGATATTGATGGAAATGATACTGGTACAGCTAATACTTTTACATCAGCTAATCATGGTGTTAGGATTAATGATATGGTACTTATATCGCAATCAACTGGTGCTATGCTATGTATGGTTACTCAAGTTAATGGTATCACTATTACGGCTGAACCTTATGATCAAACAGTTATGACAACTACTCTTACTTCAGACTCTGCAGCAGGAGCCGCAAGGTTATTGGTTGTTGGTTCTGAATATGCTAAAGGATCACAAGGTCAAGGTAGTCAATCACCTACTTCAGGTGGTAAATCAAATGAACCAACGTTCAAATCATTCTCTAACAAACCAATTATTATCAAAGACTATTACGAAATTAATGGTTCTGATACTGCTCAAATTGGTTGGGTTGAAGTAACTGGTGAAGACGGAACTAATGGCTATCTTTGGTATTTAAAAGCTGAAGGTGAAACTAGAATGAGATTTACTGATTATTTGGAAATGTCAATGTTAGAAGCTGTTAAAGGTACTACAACTCCAAATTCTCCAATTGACGCAACGATGACAACTGCTAGTGCAGGTGGTGATATTTCAGATCCATTTGGTTCTGAAGGTTTGTTTGCAGCTGTTGCATCAAGAGGTAATGTTACAACTGGTATTACTGGTGTTAACGCAGCTACTGATTTAGCTGAATTTGACGCTATATTAGCAGAGTTTGATAAGCAAGGCGCTATTGAAGAAAACATGATGTTTGTTAATAGAGCTACGTCTCTTGCAATGGATGATATGTTAGCTTCAATGAATTCTTATGGTGCTGGTGGTACTTCTTGGGGAGTATTTAATAACTCTGAAGATATGGCATTAAATTTAGGTTTCTCTGGTTTCAGACGTGGATCTTACGATTTCTACAAATCTGATTTTAGATACTTAAATGATAGAGCTACTAGAGGTGGTATTAATGATGTAAACACTACAGATCCTTTACGTGGAGTAATTATTCCAGCTGGAACAAGTTCGGTTTATGACCAACAACTAGGAAAGAATCTTAAACGACCTTTCTTACACGTACGTTATAGAGCTTCTCAAACAGATGATCGAAAGTTAAAAACTTGGGTTACTGGTTCTGTTGGGGCAGCTACATCTGATTTAGATGCGATGCAAATCAATTATTTATCAGAAAGATGTCTAATTACACAAGGTGCAAATAACTTTATGTTATTGAAGTAAGCAATTTTTAAAAGATCGAGGCTTCGGCCTCGACCTTTTATTTTATTAATTTTATTATATATTATATTATGGCAAAGAAAACAAAAAAAGTTGAGGTGGAAGAACCTCAAGTTCAAGAAGAAGTACAGGTTGTAGAGCAACCAAAAGCAAGAGAAAGAAAAGTACCATCTAATGAGTGGGAAATTAAAGATAGAGTTTATTATTTAAAAGGAAACAAAAAACCTTTATCTTACATTATAAAATCAGCAAATATATATTGGTTTGATGAAGAAAAAGGATATGAAAGAGAGTTAAAGTATTGTCAAAATCAAAAAACTTCTTTTGTAGATGAGATGAAAGGTGACCAAAGATTAGAGCATATTATTTTTAGAAATGGTGTTATATATGTAGAGAAAGAAAAGACAGTTTTACAAAAGCTACTATCTCTATATCATCCTCATAAAGATACGTTATATTATGAATGGAAACCTTCTGTTGTAGCAGCTGAAGAAATAGATGTATTAGAAATGCAAGTAGATGCTTTAACAGCCGCTAGAAATATCGATATCGATATGGCAGAGGCTATTATGCGTGTAGAGAAAGGTTCTGAGGTATCTAAGTTGAGTTCTAAGGAACTTAGACGTGATTTACTAGTATTTGCTAGAAACAACCCTAAACTCTTCTTAGAGCTTGCGGATGATGAGAATGTGATGTTAAGGAATTTTGGTATTAGAGCTGTAGAAGCTGGAATATTAAGACTATCTTCTGATCAAAGAAACTTCCTATGGGGTAGTAATGGAAGAAAATTAATGGTTATACCATTTGATGAACATCCATATACTGCTTTAGCACATTGGTTTAAAACTGATGAAGGAATGGAGATTTACTCCAATATAGAAAAACGATTAAATTCGTAACAACCCTAAAGAATAGCCACTCTTTTTAGGGGTGGCTATTTTTTTTAAACTCAATTATATGAAGTCAAAAGGATTAGGTGATACGATTGAAAAAATAACAAAAGCAACTGGAATTAAAAAAGTAGTAGATAAAGTAAGTAAAATAGCTAAAAAAGATTGTGGTTGTGATAAAAGGAAAGAAACTTTGAATAAATTATTTCCTTATAATTATAAATAAAAATATGGTACTTATAGATACAGTATATCAAAGAGTTTTAGCAATAGCTAATAAAGAGCAAAGAGGTTATATAACTCCTCAAGAATTTAATTTATTTGCAGACCAAGCTCAACACGAAATATTAGAACAATATTTTTATGATATCAATCAATATAATAGAAATATACCTAGAAATAGTTCTGAATATTCTGATTTAACAGATTTAGTTGATGAAAAACTAAGTGTATTTAAAAGAACAGCTACAAGTGTTGGGGTTGCAAGTGGTATATTAGACGTTACAACTATTACTCCACCTGTTTATAAAATAGGTACAATATATAAAAGTGGACAAGAAATACAAGGGGTAACATGGAGTGAATATAATAAATTTCTTTCATCTCCTTTTACAGTGCCTTCTTCCTCGAATAGAATGTATATTTTAAATGATACAGAGGGTAATAACTCAGATGGCATAAGAATATTTCCTGTATCAACTACTAATATAGATATAACTTATACTACATTACCTGCAAGACCAAAATGGGGATATGTTGTTATAAGCGCAACTACCTCGGGTTTACCTAATAATGAAAAAGCGTTATACGATCCAAGTGTAGGTAAGACAGTTAATTTTGAATTACACGCATCAGAAGAAACAGAATTAGTATATAAAATATTAAGACTTGCTGGGGTTGCTATACAAAGACCAGATGTCGCACAAGCAGGTATGCAATTTGAAGGTTCACAAATAACACAAGAAAAACAATAATAAATGGGATTAATTAATCAAAACGCAAGCGCTTACTATAATAACACAACTGGATATGGTAACTATCAGTTCGTCTCTTTAAGTACTATTATAGATCAATTTATAATTGCTTACACCGGAGAAGATAAATTAATACCAAGAATAAAGAAAACCGATGTAATATATCATGCAAGTCGTGCTATGCAAGAATTGTCTTTTGATACATTTAAATCGTGCAAGTCACAAGAAATAACTTTACCGCCATCATTACAAATGATACTTCCACAAGATTACGTTAATTATACCAAGATTAGCTGGGTGGATTCTTCTGGCATAAAACATCCGCTATATCCTACAAATAGAACTTCTAATCCTTCAAACCCTATGCAAAATGTTGATGGGGATTTTAAATTAACGGCGATTGGTGATTTAGTTTCAGGTAGTAGTACTGTAACTCTAGATGGAGAATATAAAGATATTACGGTTGGCATGGTTGTATTAGGATCTTATATTCCTCCCTCTACAATAGTTGACTCAGTTTCAAATTTAAATGGTATTACAACTATAACGCTATTTAGTATTAATAGTGGTGTATCTGCAGTACCTTTAATCCCAAATACACTTACGAATATCGGAAATTTAGATACAACTTTACTATTTGTTTATCCCAGTAGTAGTTTAAATTTAGAAAAAGAATCTTCACATATAGTAGAAAATTTATCTTGGAATATAAATGATTATAAAATAACAGGTACTGCCTCTGAATTAACTAATATAGAAGTTGGGATGTTTGTATCACATGATAATTTTCCTATTGGCACTATAGTAGAAAACGTTTCTAACACTACAATAGTAGTTTCAAATTTACCAGATACAGCTGTTGCTAGCGGTGGTGAAGTAACTTTTATTTCTCCAAAATCTCAATCTGATACTTGGTCAAGTTATAAATCTGCAACTTCATCTGAAAATAACAATGATAATTACCAAAGCGATGCTTATTGGCCAATGGATGGTTCAAGATTTGGACTGGATCCTCAACATGCTCAAGTTAACGGTTCGTTTTATATAGATTGTAGCGGTGGAAAAATACACTTTAGTTCTAATGTTTCTGGAAAAACTGTTGTATTAGATTATATAAGTGATAGTGTTGGTAAAGATGATGAAATGCAAGTTCATAAGTTTGCTGAAGAAGCGATGTATAAATGGATTGCGCATGCAATATTATCTACCAGAGCAAATATTCCGGAGTTTCAAATAGCAAGATTTAAAAAAGAAAAAATCGCTGAAGTTAGAAAAGCAAAATTAAGATTATCAAATATTAAATTAGAAGAAATTACTCAAATTTTAAGAGGTAAATCGAAACAAATAAAACATTAGTATATGCCGGAGATTAAAAATAATTTTACCGGAGGTAAAATGAATAAGGATCTTGATGAGAGACTTGTTCCAACCGGGCAATATAAAGACGCAATGAATATACAGGTGTCAACTTCGGAAGGATCTGAAGTTGGTGTTATTCAAAATATATTAGGTAATGAAAGAATTGAGAATCCTCTTATTGTCTTGCCGGTTGACGCGGGATGTGTAGGAAGCGTTGCTGATGAAAAAAATGATATTTTATATTGGTTTGTTTTTGGAAAAGACAAAGACTTTATTTTACGATATGGTGCAGCTTTAACAACAGGAATAGAAGTTGTTTTTGCGGATTTAAATAAAGATTGTTTAAAATTTGTTGAAGGATCCATTATAACAGGAATTAATATAATTGATGATATGTTATTTTGGACAGACAATAACTCTGAACCTAAAAAAATAAATGTTCCAAGAAGTATATTTGGCACAGACCAAACTGGCACTATACACACTAAACTTGTAAATACAGATTTAAACATTTCGCCTTCTGGCACCGTTATAGATATAAAAGAAGAACATATAACTGTTATAAGAAGATCTCCAAAAAATCCTTTAACATTAGAAACCTTTACAGGTCGTGATCCAAGTTTATTATATTCAACTAAAATGACAATTACGTCAGATCCTGGATTTGGTAACAATAACTCTTCGTTTATATACAACTCTAGTAATTTACATGACTTTTCAAATGTTGAAGTAGATGATATTATTTATTTAATATTACCAGTTGATCTTAATGGTAGTACAGAGTATACTTTAGAATGGAAGATAGGTGATAAGATTGTTTTAAAAGAATATGATGAAACTAGTCCTGGAACTTTTGTCCCTCCTCCATTACCTGTAACTGATTATAGATTAAGAGGTGTAATTGTAGATTGGATTGATACTGGTGCACCCGCCCCCTATTACCCTTGTGATGAAAACAGTGGTTATGTAACGCCTGGTTTAGATTGTAATAGGTTTACAAATAATTCTACTTCAGGAAACTATCCTACCAGTCTTCCTGGAACTTGGCCATTTAACTCGGGATCCACAATACATGTTGCAATTCAAATAACTGCAATAGATGGTTATCCTCCTGTAGCGCCAAGTGCTTCACCTGGTTATGTTAATACTTTAGATTATGTGATAGATTTATTTGATGAAACCGAAAAATTATTTGAATTTAGATTTCCTAGATTTTCTTACAGATATAAATATGAAGATGGTGAGTATTCTTGTTTTGCGCCTTGGTCTAAAATAGCATTTGTACCTGGTGCCTTTGACCATCATCCTAAAAAAGGGTTTAATCTTGGCATGACCAATAGATTAACTTCATTAACTGTAAATAATTTTGTTCCAAATGATATCCCGCAAGATGTAGTTGAAGTTGATATATTATACAAAGAAGACGCTTCACCTAATATTTATACCGTAGAAACTATAAAGCCAAAAGATAATATATTAACAGGGGCTGTAAATAATAATTGGCATCTTAATAAATATCATATAACGTCAGAAACTATACACTCTGTTTTACCTTCAAATCAAATATTACGTCCTTGGGATAATGTGCCTCAAAGAGCTTTAGCACAAGATATTACTGGAAATAGAATTGTATATGCTAATTATATACAAAACTATAATTTATTTGCTGGTAGTACTTCAAATAATTATTATCCTGATTTTAAAAAATCAATCTTACAATTTGAAAACGTACCTTCAAACGCTCAAAAATCCATAAAATCTTTAAGAGAATATCAATTAGGAGTAACGTTCACGGATAAATATGGTAGAGAGACACCAGTTACAACAAGTCCTGCTGGTGCGTTTAAATTAGATAAATCATACGCAAAATCACATAACAGAATAAGCACTGGGTTTAATGGGGTAGATTATCCACACAATATGACAGCTTTTAAATTCTATATAAAAGAAACTTCTGGCGAATATTATAATATGGCTATGGATAGATATTATGATGCTGAAGATGGAAATGTATGGTTAGCTTTTCCATCAACAGATAGAAATAAGGTTGATATTGATACATTTTTGATATTAAAAAAAGCAACAGATTCTGATGACGCGATATTAGAACCTGCTAGATTTAAAATACTAGCTATAGAAAATAATGCTCCAGATTATGTAAAAACTAGTAAAACATTAATAGAAAAAAGGAGTCATTCTGTAGCTGTTTCTGGTATTTCAGATCTTTTTGGATCTTCCATGTCTTACGCCCCTGGTGTAGGAGACGATTACTTTCAAATGTCTTATGAACCATTTTTTATGAGTAGTGGAGCAAATGCTCATGAAATAACTGATGGAATATTATATGTAGAATTTACAAACGCTGACAATGAAATATCTAATAGA